TATCAAAATTATTGTGGATAAAAATGACAATAGATAGATTTACCAACGACCCTGCAAGAGTTAAACAATTTACCAATCCTACAAAGACAGGTGCATCAAGAAGTATTGCTCCTCAGTCAATTACAGGAGGTGGTAATCACTCTCCTTATTATGAGGTTACTGTAAAAGACAAGCCAAATCTTGGTAGTGATCAAATCCATACTCATACTGGTCCTGGTGCAGGAAATTTTGGAGGGATTGGAAGACCAATAGATGTTCAAGGTTTTGTTTCTGCAACAGGTAACAAAATGTCAATTGACAACACATTTGGTGGTGATACAATTACTCTTCAACATCATTCTGGTGCAACAATCATGATTGACACCGATGGATCAATTCATATGATATCATCTGGTAAGAAAGGTGTTGGTATGGTTGCTCCTCGTGGAGATGCAACTGTGTTTGCAAAAGGTCATTTGATCTTGAAGGGTGACGGAAGAGTAACTATTGAAACAGAAGGTGATTTGGATTTCAATGTCGGAGGAAGTTTGAACTTCCATGTTAACGGTGACATGTCTTCTATTGTAAAAGGCAACGTTGAAGAAGTTGTTGATGGTGGTAAGATTGTGGAAGTTGTCAAACATTTGAGCACAACTGTTGCAGGTGACAATAGAGTGACGGTTGCAGGTAACATGCAAACACAAGTTAATGGTGATCTAGTATTTGATACTCAAGGAAACCTTACCACTCGTTCTGATGGTGCATTATCTTTCAACACACAACAAACACTAAAGGCAATTGCAAAAGCACTTGTTTCTATCGATACGTCAGATACATTAACTGTTACTTCTACTGGCAATATGACTCTACAATCAACTGGTAACTTTGAAACCAAGTCATCAGGAACAACAAAGGCATCTTCTACTGGACAACTATCATTAAATGGTTCATCAGGAATGGGAATTTTTGCTTCTGGTGAAATCTCAATCAATGGTTCAGATACACTTATTCAGACAAGTGGATCTCCTTCTGTTGATTCTGTAGATGCTGCTGCTTCTGCTCCTCTTGCGCAATATGCTCCTGCAAACACAATTATCGATAGTATTACAACAATAAGGGTTGCTCCTGATTTTCCTGTTAATGCAAAGAGACTTTCAAAAGAACAGTTCTCTCTTTACCAAAATGAAGGTGCAAATCCAAATCCTCAGGCAGAAGCTGCCGCAACAAATAACGCAGGTTCAGGAATTGTTCCACAACTTCAAAGCACAGGAACATCTGCAGATCCTCCTGCAACTACTGCATATGATAGACCAGGTGGTGTGACAGGTAATGGATTGTCTGTACAAAATCCATTGCCAGTTCCTAATTCTGTACACAATGCAGCAATGAAGATTTCAAGACACTTTACTGTTGGTGATATTATTAATATTAAATCATGTCCTCAATCATTGCAACAACAAGTTCTTACAGAAGCTATGAATACTGCATGGAACATTCTCGATCCTCTCGTTGATAAGTTTGGTCCAAGAATGCAAATTACATCGTGGTGGAGAAACAACTCTTCAAATCACATTAAAGGTGGAGCTGTCGATCTAAGAGCTGCAAATAAAAATGATGTGACACTTACAGGTGAGATTGCAGCATTTGTCAGAGACAATCTTCCTTACAACCAAGTATTCTTAGAAAAGAATGCGTCACCTGGTATTCACTGTCACGTATATGCAGCACCCCCAGGAAGCAAAGGTGGTGGCCAGGTATATACTTGTGCAGATGAACATTGTTATCAAAAGATTAGCGGTCTACAACTTTCTTATGCAGTTGCAGCTTTGAACGGAAGAAATCCAAATGTCGGGTAATATACAATTTGACAGAAATGGTCAACCTTATTCAGTAAACAACAGTCCCGATCTCAATAGAGATACGATGGCACTTATTCAGAAGAGTGTCTATCAACAACCAGGATTCTATGGAGATCAACAACTGAGCAATTCAAACGTTGCATTTAACAATGCAGTTGAGATTGCCGCTGCATTGTTTGGAGTTGGTCAAACATTAAAAAACCTTGCTGCTCCTCCACAGAATTATGTAAGAACACCTGATAACTATATTCTTACAACTACAGAAAAAAATGCAATTTTGGATATAAGTAACCAGCTTGCTTCCTATGGGGTTGTTCCTTACGACACATTAGAATCTTTCTTTTATATTCTTGCATCATTGACAAGTTTAGAGGATCTTTCCTATATTGCTAACGTAACTGGTGTATACGATATGGCAAGCTCGTATTACATAAGAAACATTATTGGAATTACACGATTGCCTGACATATTCAAAATTGGATATCTTGCAAACGCTGTTCCTTCTGTTATTAGCAAGTATTCTGCCGAATTTCAAGGTGCATCGAATATAGAAGACTATTCACAGTCAAGTACAGGATCAATTACTCTTCAGGCAAGTTATGCATCTGGGTTGGGTGTTACAGGAATGGCAATTCTTTCTTCTGCTTCTGATTTTTCAAATATTACACAAGGAATCCTTTCACAAACTCCTCCTCTTCCTTCATATGCTATTGAAAACTCAATTAATGCATATTCAGGTCTTGCTGGTGGATTATCTACACTTTTGCCAAGTGAAATTAATTCAGTAATTAATTCTCCTAATGCAACCGAATTTGCTCAATCTGTTGGTTCTCAAGCAATCAATAGTTTGTTGAACAGTCCATCTCTTGGAGGTGCATTGAGTTCTTTTGGTTCACTAGGAGGAGTTGTTGCAAACATGCTTCTTGGTCCATCAGGAGGAAGTGCAATTGGTGGATTTATGTCTCAAGTTCTTCTTGGAAAAAGATTGAAGACTTCTCAAATTGCAAATAATCCTATGTTGACTCCACCTTCCTTTCATGGAAAAAGTCATTTTGGTGAGGCGCCTGTTTCTCTTCCTGCAACAGATCAAGTGTTCTGTAGAAGAGTTGCTTCTTTTGGAAGTCCACAAGGAGGCAATGGAGTTGTTAGCTTCAACATGCAAAATTTTGCATCTCTTGGTGGTGTAATGAATGTTACCTCACTTGTTTCTAATTTGATTACAGGATCTTCAACACCTCCAGATACAAGTACATATTATGGACAAAGTGTTGCAGAAACAACCTCAAATATTGCAAATTTGTTAAACGTAGCAGTCGATGCTGCAATTGAGCCAAGAAGATCAGACCATTCAATACCTTTCATGTTAGGTTTTAGTGCAGCTCTTGCAGGAGAGAGTTATTCTCCGTTCCCTTCTTCTCATTTTACTGATGGATGGAAATTAGCTGCATCTGCTGCTAATGATATTCAAAAAGCCAATCCACAATTTCTAATTACGTGCCAATCGTCACTATAAATAAAAGATGGCAAAAATACTACTGTATTATAAAGACATATCTACCGATTTTGATATTCATCCAATCACTGGTGACTTGGTATTGCTGACTGATGCTGATGCTGTTAAAAATGCTATACAAAACCTTCTTTTGACAGATCCTTTTGAAAGATTTTTTTATCCCAATCTAAGTGGTGGTGCTAAAGCCATTTTGTTTGAAAATATCGGTCCTGATACTGAATATTTTATGAAACAAAAGATAACAGAAGTTATTAAAAATTATGAACCAAGAGCAAATTTAATCAGTGTTGTTGTAAAGGCTTACCCTGATCAAAATGCATTTGATGTGACAGTAACATTTTCAATAAACAATAACATTAACCCTGTAACATTTAATGTAGTTCTACGAAGAGTAAGATAAGATGACAACACCAAGTTTTTTAGATGTTTCACAACTAAGTTTTGATGGTATTAAAACTAACTTAAAAACATTCTTACAGGCACAACCTCAGTTTACTGATTATAACTTTGACGGTTCTAACCTAAGTGCTCTTTTAGACATTCTTACTTACAACACATACATTAACGCGTACTACCTAAACATGGTAGGAAGTGAAATGTTCCTTGATTCTGCTCAGGTAAAGAGCTCTGTTGTTTCACATGCAAAAGAACTTAACTACGTTCCAAGATCGGCAACATCTGCACGTGCTCAAGTAACATTTACTATTGGTGCTCCTCAAACAGGTGGACCTCCAACAATCGTAATTCCTCAATTCTATACTTCAAGAGCAATTGCAAACGGAACTTCACTTGATTTTACAACAAATGAAAATGTTGTTGTTTATAGATCAGCAGAAGGTTATTATACGAGCGAGCCAGTTTATATCTACGAAGGAAAGATCGCAACAGAAGTATTCACTGTTGGTACAGATACCAGCTTTGTTCTACAATCGCAATCTGTAGATATAAACAGTATCATTGTAAATGTAATGAATTCGTCTAATGATAGTACAAATACTTACTTTAGTTTTGCCGATAGTCTCTATGGTCTAAATCCAAACTCTCAAGTTTATTTTGTACAAGCATTTGGATCAAATCAATATCAAGTGTTGTTTGGTGATGGGGTTTTTGGACAGAGATTAGCTAATGGAAACATTGTTACAGTAAATTATAGATCTACCAATGGAGAGTTAGGAAATCTAATCACTACTTTCTCACCTACAGGAACAATTCAAGGATACCCTGTCACTGTTTCTACAATACAACCAGCAGTTCTAGGATCATCAGCAGAAGATATTGAATCGATTAGATTTAATGCTCCACGTTATTTTTCTACTCAGAATAGAGCAGTAACTGCAGAAGACTTTACTACTCTTGTTCTTGATAATTATCCTCAAATCCTTACTATGATTTCATATGGTGGTGAAGATGCTACTCCTCCACAATATGGAAAAGTTGTTCTTTCAATGATTATGAGTGGATCAAATCCTATAGTTCCAGATGATATCAAGACAGATATTGTTAACTTCTTGAGCACAAAAACAATTACTGTACAACCAATTGTTGTTGATCCTGAAATCATTTACGTAGAAATTACCTCATTGATCAGCTATGACCCTACTAAAACAACCAATTCTCAAGGCCAAATACAATCTGAGGTGCTTTCTCAAATACAAACATTTTCTTCAGAAAATCTTTCAAAGTTTGGGGATAGCCTACGTCTTTCAAAATTATCTTCCTACATTGATAATGCAGATCCTTCTATTGTAAGTAACGATACAACAGTAAAGGCAATTTATAAAATTGCACCAGCAAGAACAATCTCAACAATATATGATTTCTCGTTCAACAATCAGTTGGATAGAACAATTAGTTACCCATACAATCCTGGTGAATCATCGGTAATTATGAGTTCATTGTTATCATATGTTGACAGTTTCAATGTAATTTACAACAATGCATATTTAGCAGATGATGGTGCAGGAAATCTTGGAATTTATTATTCTACATCATACAATCCTAAAGTAACGCTAGTAAGCAATATTGGAACAGTTAACTATTCAACTGGTTACCTTAACTTTACAATAAGTGTATATGATTACAATCCAACAATCAATATCTATGCAAAATTGTTTTATTCTGATATCAATGTAACAGCAAATAAATATCTTACAATAGATTATTCGCTTGCAAAAATTACAGTAAATCCAATTTAATAAATGTACACTCCTCTCAAAGATATTGCTCCGTTAATTCAAAGTCAGTTTCCTTCTTTTTACAATGAAGAAGGACCCAACTTTATTCAATTTGTTAAAGCATATTATGAGTGGATGGATCAGCAAGGTCCAAACTATCAAATAAGAAGACTTTCAGAAACTGATGATATTGATCAATCAGCAAGTGATTACATTAAGTATTTTATGGATCAATTTATGTATGGAGTTCCATACAATATTGCTGCAGATCCAAGACTTGCAGAAAAATACATCCTTGATCTTTACAGAAGTAAAGGTTCAATAGAAAGTATTAAGTTATTCTTTAGATTGGTTTACAATCTAGATGCAAATATCTATACTCCTCAGGTAGATATCCTTAAGACTTCTGATGGTAAGTGGATTGCACCAAAGTATCTTGAAGTTCAACAAAAAGATGATAATTTTAGTTTTATTCACAAATACATAACTGGAAGTACAAGTCAAGCTTCTGCGTATGTACAAAATGTAGTAAAAATTAATACTTCAAATAGACTTTCCTCGTTGTTCTATCTTGAAGATATTAAATTGGGTCCATCTGGAAGTTCATTCATTCCAGGTGAGTATGTTACCACATCAGATATTAGTATCAAAAAAAGTCCTTTAATTCTAGGTTCTCCTGTAGAGGCAACAGTTATAAGCTCAACTGAGTATAATCAACTTGGTGACATTCTTTCTTCTGGTACTGGTTCCCAGGGTGAGGATAGCTTATTTTATGTCACACAATTAATTGATCCTGTACATCTAAAAGGATATATAGATTTTGAACTTGTTGATGGTGGAAATGGTTATACACTAAATTCAAACGTCAATATAAGCTATGGAACAGCCTCAACTGGTTCGGGTGCAACATTTAAGGTAGTTGCTTTATCAAACACATCAAATTTTACATATAACGTAAACCAAATATATCCTAATATCAATATTGCAATTAATGCTGGAAACTATGGTTCCAATTTAAACAATACAAGTTTAAGTAGTCCTCTGAGTGCTGCATTGACATATGCAACCGAGCTTGTAGGAACAATTTCTAAGATTGGAAGTGCGACATCTGGTGATCATAATTACAACGGATCATTGAATGTTTCTGTTTATGAACCAGTAACAGCAGGATATAATATTCCTGCACCAAATGGTGGAATATGGGGTGAAAATGCAGTAATTACTGCAACACTTGCAACTGGTAATGGTTATATTGCAAACGTAGCTGTCCTCGCATCAGGATATGGATTTAATTCTAACTCTGAACAAATTACTATATACAACATTACTGACAATACTAGATTTGCAGAAGTTTCTTTGACAACATCAGGTATTGGATTTGAACAAGGTTATTGGGATAATGATGATGGTTTCTTAAACTCTGACAAATATATCCAGGATAGTTATTATTATCAAATATATTCTTATGAAGTTCAAGTTGAAAAATCTTTGGATAAATATCTTAATATATTGAAAAAATTAGTACACCCTGCTGGCAATAAGGTATTTGGTAAAATAGAATTTATTGATACTGACAAAACTCCTTTGATTGAAGCCAACAACATGTTTAGTGTATATGAATCAGGAGTACTGGCTATTCAATATTCGAATGATCAACAAGTATACCCTCCTTCTGAATAACGAGAGACTAGATGCAATTTAGTACATTTACTCAAGATATGAAAAATAAATTCATTCAAGAATTTATTAATGATGTTTCTAGCAATTCGTCAAGCTATTATGTGTGCTTTGGTCAGCCAAATCCTTGGGATGTTAACGATTATCCTCCAAATACAAATATATCTGTTCAAAGCTCATTTTACAATGTTCAACAAAATCTTCTTGCAGGAAAGAAAGTTCAACCAACAGATATTGCTTTTCTTGCAACAAATTATACGTGGACATCAAATACAGTTTATGACTATTATACAGACACCGATCCAAATCTCTATACAAAACAATTCTATGTATTGAATTCATCTAATCGTGTCTATAAATGCCTGTTTAACAACTATGGTACTCCTTCGACAATAGAACCAAAATCTTATATTACTGCAGGAGATTTTACTACTGCTGACGGATATGTATGGAAATATATGTTCTCAGTAAGTAGTGCAAATACAAAGAAGTTTACTACAGGAAGTTATTTTCCTGTAAAAAAAGATCCTAATGTTTCTACTTTTGCAGAAGATGGTGCAATTCACGTAATCTATATCAATCAAGGTGGTAACGGTTCTGGATACTTTTCTACAAATGGATTTGTTTCTTCTACTATAGGAACAAATATTATTCAAATTTCTAATACTAATTCTTCTCCACAACCTGGAATTTATAGCCAATCATCTTTCTATGTTTCTTCTGGAACAGGAGCAGGATATATTACTCCTATCAGTGATTATCAAGTTAATACATCTGGTATGTTTGTATACACACAAAATCCTATTCCAACATTGGACGTAACATCAAACTACATAATTTGTCCTCAGGTTCAGATTGTTGGCGATGGTTTTAATGCTGCAGCTATTTCTGTTGTCAATAATTACACGTCTGGAATTGATTCTATCCAAATAATTAACAGAGGTATATTATATACTCATGCACAAATAAACATTTTGGCAAATACAAACTTCATTACTAATCAAGCATCAGCAACAGCAGTAATTCCTCCTCCAGGTGGTCATGGATATAATCCAATTTCAGAACTTGGATGTAGCACAACTGGAATTTCAGTTAATATATTAACAACTGATAACATTCCTAACTTCATTACATATAGACAAGTTAGTTTGTTGAACAATCCAATTTCTTCTGCAAATGGTCAATTGTTTACCAATGGTACATTTAACCAAATGACATTGTTGACTGTGGTTGGTCTTGGTACTAATATTTTCCCTGTGACAGAAATTGTTACAGGATTCACTAGTGGAGCTACTGCTGTTGTCGTTGGCCAACCAAATGGATCTCAGGTTTATGTTTCTAATGTTGATGGAACATTCTTAGATGGTGAGCTAATAACAGGAACTTATTCAGGAATTACTAGCTATATTGTAGGAATAAATAATAGTGATTTGGTGCAAAATTCTGGATCAATTCTTTATTATAAGAATATTGAACCAGTTGCAAGAGATTCAAACACTTCAGAAAATATTAAACTATATTTTGTAACATAATAGGAAATTTAAATGTCTGGGTTATCAACAAATTTAAATGTGGCTCCTTTTTACGATGATTATGATGAGTCTAAAGATTACTACAGAATCTTGTTTAGACCTGCCACTGCTGTTCAGGCAAGAGAGTTAACCCAGCTCCAAACAATTCTTCAAAACCAAATCTCTAGATTTGGTGATAGCATCTATAAGGATGGATCTGTTATTGAGGGTTGTAACTTTACTTCATATCCAAATATTCAACAGATCAAATTTCTTGATAGTAACTCATCAACACTAGATTTTTCTACTCTTACAACTCTTTATGCAGATATTGCAGAAGATGCAAATAATACAGTTTTCAATGCATCAAATACATATCTTCTTGTTTCCAATACAAATGGTTTGAGAGCATCTATTTTCAGAGCTTACTATGGAACTCAAAACCAAGCTCCATATACAAATCGTGCATATGTTCAGTATCTAAATGTTGGCAACAATAGCGTAACCGACTTTGGTCAAACATCACAACAAATTGACGTTTATTCTTCACAGCAAGATAAGTTAGGACCATTGAGTGCATCAAATAGACTTGGTGTAATTTATACTCTTACATCAAATTCAACTGTCAATGCATTGGCTGTTGGATACGGAATGAGAGTCGGTAAAGGTATTATCTATCAAAAAGGATTTTTCCTAAGAACTGCTCCATCCAATTTTATTATTAGCGAAAACGTTTCTAATGCTGCTGGTATTGTTATTGGATTTAACACTGAAGAAAACATTATTACTCCTTATCAGGATCCTTCATTGTTTGACAATTCACAAGGTAGCACAAACTATAGTGCTCCTGGTGCATACAGACTTCAGTTGGTTCCTTCTCCAGTATTCTACAACTCATCAAATACATCTACTCCTGTTCCAAATAGTTTCTTAACAATTGTTAGCTTTGACCAAGGAACTGGTCAATTTATTACACAAGAAAACAATATTCAATATAGCACACTTGGTGATACACTTGCTACAAGAACAATGGAAACAAATGGTAATTTCGTTGTCAAGCCATTTGCTGTTAACGTAACAGGCAATCTAAATGATTCAAACTATTTCTATTATACAGCATCTGCTGGTACAGCATATATTGATGGCTATAGAGTTGATATTCGTTCACCAATCAGAGTATTGGCGCCACGTGGAATTTATACAAGATCAATCACTGGCGATGCTCTGAGCACCAGCTTAGGTAACTATTATTTTGTTAACGAGGTAGCTGGAGTTCCTGATGTTCAGGCTATTGAATCAGTAACACTTTATGATAGTTTCCAAAAAACTCTTTCTCAATTTCCATCTCGTTCATCTCCTTCTGGAAATGTTCTTGGTACTGCTAATGTTAAAGCGTATAAGTTCTATAGTGGTATTAAAGGAACTCCAACAGCTATATACCAACTATATCTATTCAATATTCAACTTAATGCAGGAGTAAATTCTAGTAGCGTTAAGAGTATTTACGGAAATGGAACATATGGAGCATTATATGCAGACATTGTTCCTGATCCTTATACTGGATTGTCTGTACTAAATGAATCATCAGTTTCTGTTCCTATTTACAGTACGGGTGTTTCTGGATTAAAAACTTTAACAAGTGGAGGAGTAAATGGAACAACATTTACATATACTCCTGTTTTAACAGCATCGTTGACACCTGTAACATATTCTGGTATTAGACAATCTGTTGCAACATTTACAGTTCCTGGACCTGATATCTTTACGTATGGAACAGGATTCTTGGATGATACAACATCTGCGGGATTGAATATTACATTTGCTCAAGATACATTTAGTAATACTCTTACATATAATGCTTCAATTTACAGCGGTTCAAGTAATGTTATTACAAGTTCCGATTCATTTACTGGTGGCTTGTATGTTGGTGATTCTATTGCTATTACAAACACCGGTACAAGTACAATACAGTATGCAACAATTTCACAGATCAATTCTTCAAATTCAATTACTGTGAATACTACATTGACTGGTTCAGGTTTATTGCAGCTTCAACAATTCTTCAAGAAAGGTGAAGCAATTAATTTTAATGGAAGCGGTAACACAATCCAACAGACATCAACAACTTCAATTACAATTGATATTGCGCTCGATCCTGCATCTGTTTCTTATAACTTGAATGCGCAGATTCCTCTACTAAGAACCTCTGCCAACCCAATTAAAAAAATTGTTAATAAGAATCAATATGTAAAAATTGATTGCTCTACTAACCCAGGTGGAACAACTGGTCCATGGTCATTAGGAATATCTGACGTTTATCAGATTTCAAATGTCTTCGTTGGATCAACATACAGTGTAAGTAATCCTAACCAAGCTCAGTGGTTCTCTTTGGATACAGGTCAAAGAGGAAGCTACTATGGAAACGCAAGATTGAGCCTACTTCCTCAATATAACGGAAGTCTAACAACTGCTTCAAAGTTGCTTGTTGAGCTAAATTGCTTCACTCCTCAAATGACAACATCACAAGCAGGATTTTATTCAGTTGATTCGTATCCAATTGACGATATTAATCCTTCAACAAATGCTAACGCAATTGCTACTGCTCAGATTCCTGTATTTACAGACTCAACTAATCTTCAATATGATCTAAGAAATTATATTGATATGAGACCAATGTTGGCAAACACAGCCGTGATTACAGGCAACGTTTCACTTGCAACAGTAAATCCTACATTCAATACTAACACATTTATAACATCAAATAATATTTCTATTGATGTTGATAAAATCTTTACATATAATGCAACATACTATCTTCCAAGAATAGATACTTTGGTTATTACTAAGACTGGATTGCTGGTTAACAAATTAGGTGTCTCTGATTTGAACCCTCAACCAGCAAGTATAAATAAAACTGGTATGCCTATTGCTCAAATTTACGTACCTCCGTATCCTTCACTAACATTTGCAGAAGCTCAATAATATGTCATATAATAGACCAGATCTAGCAGTAAAAGTTAATGTAACCACAATTAAAGGTTACACTATGCAACAAATTGGTAATTTGGATGATAGAATTTCTAGACTAGAATATTATACGGTTTTACAAGCACTAGAAACTTCATCAAATCAACGTAATGTTGCAAACAATGTTACTGGAATTCAAAGATTAAAAACTGGTATCTTTGCTGATCCATTTAACGACTTCTCTTTGTCTGATACAAAGGATCCTGAATTTAGAATTGCTATTGATTCTTCTGTTGGTGAACTTCGTCCATTGTTTACAGAAAATTTTGGATATTATGAACTTGTCCCTGCAGCAAGTACAGGATATGTACAAAAAGGTCGCCTTGCACTAATAGACTATGATGAAGAAAAAGTTGTTGGCAATTCATTAGCTTCAAATTTTAGAAACCCAATTGAAAGTTTTTATAATTTTGTTGGAACGGTTTCGTTGTTTCCTAGTTTTGATAATGCTGTCAGTACAACTCAGGCAGCACCACAAAATGCTACTACGAACATCGATCTTGGATTTCAAACACTACTCAACTCTGGTGCTGTCAAAACACAACTAGATATCAGTACTGTTGCAGCAGCTCCTGTCCTTACAAATTCAACACAGACTACAAATTATTGGTCTCAAACATCTACTGTATCCGCTACTGATTTGACTGTCAGTAGTCAAGCATATACTACTGATCTTGGAAATGTTGTAACAAACGTTGCATTGCTTCCATTTATCAACCAAAAAATTATTGGTGGTATGGTATCTAGTGTTAAGCCTAATACAAAACTTTATTCATATTTTGATACTATTGCTGTTTCTCAGTATGTTGCACCAGCAATAATAAATCCAATATATGCCGATGCCAATGGTAATCTTGTAAATTCATTAATAGGAAGTTCAACTGCTCCATTGTTTATTCAAAACGGTAATTATGGAGATCCAATCGTTTCCAATTCATATGGTAAGGCTTACTTCCTATTCAACTTGCCACCAAACACATTTAGAACAGGAACAAGAACATTCTTTGTTTCCAATTCACCAACATACACTCAATCAAGCAGTGTGTTGACATCTGCATCAGGAACATATACAGCATCTTCATTGTCAGTTACTAAATCAGATTTATCGTTTACTTTGTTGGAACCTCAATTTGGAACAACAACAACTACAACATCAACAACATCCACATATACTACTGCCGTTCCTCAACCTCCTTCTCCTCCTCAACCATCGATTGGTGGTGGAGATGGAAGTTCTGGTGGCGGTGGTGGCTCCGGTGGTGGTGGAGGTGGTGGCAGTAATAACGTCGATACGTCACCAAATCTACAACCATGGGGTACAGGTTATACAGATATTAATCCTAACTCCTCAACATATGGACAGGTATTTGATTCAAATGGTAACGCATCACCAATCGATACACAACCACCTGATGATGTTCCTACTCCAACACCAAGACCAGCTGATCCAGTATTGAATTCAGACGTCAACGTAGTAAATCCTGGAATTGATACTGGCGATGATGTTGGTGATAATGGTGATGGTGGTGGTGGTGGTGATGGTGGTGGTGGTGGTTAATAAGTAACAAGGAAAAATTATGGTAGACAGTTTAAGTCAGACATTTCAATTTAGCTATTCTGGTTCATCAACAGTTCCTGGAACATACTTGACAAGTATTGGAGTATTTTTCCAAAGCAAGAGTCCTACTCTTGGTGTCACGCTTGCTGTTATGGGTACAACTAATGGCTATCCAGATAGCTCAAAAATTATCGGAACGGGTTATCTAAATTCCAATCAAGTTAATGTTAGTAATGATTCATCTGTAGAGACTGTGTTTACTTTCAATGCTCCTATTATGATCAACAACAATGATCTTTATGCATTTACTGTTGTTCCTGATTCAGGATCACCAGACTATAATATCTTTGTTTCAGAATTGGGTGGCAATGACTATTTGACAGGATCATATATTGGTACTCAATTGTATTCAGGAACATTATTTACTTCTTCTAACCAAACAACCTTTGTTCCTATTCTAACATCAGAAATTAAATTTAACCTATACAGAGCAAAGTTTAAATACAATGGTGCTCAGATGGTGTTTAGAAATACAAAGGTTGAATATTTGTCACTGACAGGTTATCAAAGAGCTAATTTGTCAATTCCTCTTCAACAGGGTGATGTTGTTTATGCAGCAAACAGTGCAAATGTAAATCAAATATTAACTAATACAAGCGTATATCCTGTTGGAACAGTATATTCAGTTGATGAATTGAACCAAAAGGTAGTTCTTTTAACTACAAATGGTAGATTTAGTAACACATCTTATCCAGTGTTAAGATTTTTCAGAACATCTCAACCAGGTAATACATCATTATTGACTCCAAACAATATAGTTGCATCTGCAAATTTAAAATCTATTGATGATTTGCATTATCATTCTATTGTTCCAAAGTTTGCATTTTCTGAGCCATCAAGCTCAGCAATGAACATGGTTTATTATGGAACTTCTAACTCATTTTATTCTTATGCATATGACTCTACATATGAAAAAGTTCTTTCAGAGCAAAGATTTGACTTTACTGACAGAGAAAGAGTTTTAAGATCATATTCCAACGAAGTTGCTGCAGGATCATATGGAGCAAATGGTACATCAACGTTAATTGTTAATATGTCAACAACTTCTTCATATTCATCACCTGTCCTCGATATGGGAACAAGAACAATTAACCGTATTACAAACTTGATAAACAATCTTGATGATAATGAAAGTACCAAGTATGGTGATGCACTAAACAAGTATGTCTCATTGCCGGTTGCAATGACAATTACTGCAGAAGATCTAAGATTGTATACAATGACTTACAGACCAATTGGTACTGATGTTAAGGTTTATGCGAGATTCTTAAACAATCACGACTCATCACTAATGTCTGATAACCCATGGACATTGTTAAATATGGATCCAACCCAGGTCAACCAATATAGTACAGATCCTACCAATCTTATTGAATATAATTACTATATTCCTGTTGGTAACACAGTTGCAAATCAAACTATTGCATATATGGATCCAAATTCAACTCCGCAAGCAAACTCTCTAACATATTATGGTGTAACTTCTGGTGCAAAATATGTTGGATTTGACAACTTTGCAATTAAGATTGTATTGTTATCAGATAACCAAGTTATCTTCCCAACTGTAAAAACTGTTTCTGCAATAGCGTTGTTACAATGACAATATCAAAGTTTGCAATTCAAAAAGGCAACCCTGGAGCAGCATACAATACTGACAGAGACGCTTTTATCGCTAACATGGCACGAAGAAAAGCTGCATCTGAATTGAATAATAAAATTGACGAAATAAATACAATTAAAGATCAAATTAGTGCTGTTCAAAAAGAACAAGCAGAAATAAAAGATTTACTAAACAAGTTGTTGGAAAAGATTAAATGACAATAAGAATCCCTACAGTAAATACCACATCCGATTCTTTTGGCCAATGGATTACAAAAACAAACCAAGCAATTACTGCTATCAATGCTTATGCTGTTACTGTAAACTCAAATACAGCAATTGGTAATGCATATATTTCTGGCACATATTTTTCCAATTCTTTGTTTGCAAATTCATCTTTAATAATTGGTCCTTCAACATCAAATATTGTTGTCAATAGTACATCTATTTCTTTAAGATCTTCTGCTACTCAAAATACATTGATTTCTAGTACAGGTATGGTAGTGGGTGGATCTTCATTCACTCAGACATTGATGAGAGTAGGAAATACATTTGCTAATTCAACTGTTGTTGGTGCAAACAATATGACATTAACAACATCTGCAAACGTTGGCAATACTACTCTTACAAGAACTCGTATATATGCAGATAATATGAATACAATGTCGTTGCTTGTTACAACAGCAGCATCATTTGGTAACCCAGAAGCAAACGTACAGATCACAGCTTCTGGTATTGAAGTAATATCTCAGCCAACTGGTACATATACAGTGAATACAAATATATACTCACAGTATATGTCTACAACTGATCTTTATGTTGCAAACTCAATTCATGCAAAAAATATCTATGGAACTCTGATTGGAAGTGTAACACCAAGTTATGGGTCAGATCACAGTACAATTGGAAATACAGAATTTAAAGGTTTGTATAATTACTTTGATAATGGTATGACGTCAAATGGTAGTGTTGAAATTTTTGGTAATGATGGGTTGGGCGGTTCATATCACTTCTCAACAAGCTACTGGCCAAAATCATTTAGCAATTATCCAAGCACAATAAGAAACTCAAACGCAGTATTCATTTACCAGGATGGTATTGGTGCTGCACACTTTACAAGAAACTTCATTGATGGTAATATGATTACTGCAGGTACATCTGCAGAACAATTGTATATGAACAATGGAACCTTAAATTTCTATAGCTTTATAAATGGAACTCCTGGTGTTCCTAATTTATTTGGAACTGTCCTTACACCTCTTGCTGTAAAT